CTTGGGGCCTTCCCTAATTCTTCTCTTTTTCCAGGCTCTTTGGGCCTAGCTTTTTGGAGTGCATCATGTATGAACCATATGTTAAAACGCGCCTGGGCAACATTTCTTGTGTTGTTCACAGCACGCTTCAATCCTACCCGGACTATAAAACCATTGACGGATATAACATGTCGGCTTTGCCGAATGGCTATTCGTTATCTGGTTTCAAAAATCCGCGCTGGAAGGATCAGGTGAGGAATGGTGGAAATGCAACTACACATATGTCGCTCACCGCTTACCGCGGTGAACCACCTACTGTGGAGGGGTATTCCAATATTCTTCGTACTCATCCTTTATATGGCTCTGTCGGGGAGATCCGTACGTTCGGGGGGCAAGTTAATCTTGTCCTTCCTGGCGTTACGACTCCTGATGCTGCTACTAAGGCTTTAGTCAAAAACAGGTGTATCCAAAAGTACTATGCAGCCTACCATTCTGCTCGTTCAGCTTGTGAAACTGGACAAGACGTTGGTGAACTGCGTGCTACTTTGGAATCTATCAGGAACCCGCTTGGAGGTATTCGTAAGTATGCTTCAAATTATTTTACTGCTCTAAAGAAAGGGCAGCGTAATCTGGGGCATAACCGTAAGAATCTTCTAAGACATGTTTCGCATGCCTATCTAGAAATGCGCTTTGGTGTCGAACCGCTTGCGGCCGACATTACTGACATTCTCCTAGATATGACCAACAAACGTTGGCCCCAATATCCGTTTAGAGCATCTGCTCGGTCCACATATAGTTCGTCTGAGTCTGAACAGACTCTTTCGTTCTCTTTGTGGCCCACGGTTAATGGATCTAAGATCACAGTCTTAAGACTAAATGACTATGGTCTTCGATATACTGGCATGATCAATACGGGAGCAATAAATGGAGATATCTCATTTCTTCAGACTCATCGTCTGTTGCCTGAGGATTTCCTCCCAACTTTATGGGATTTGCTACCGTATTCCTGGATAGCTGATTATTTTACCAATCTTGGCACTATAATCGAGGGTCTGTCTATCGGTACTAGTAATCTGGCTTGGGGATGTGTTAATGAGATTATTCGATCTAGGACTACTTATAGTAATCCTTACATCGGTCCCACTAACAAGATACCTGGCTGGACTTACGAGTCTGATGTTCAGAATCTCACCTGTTCCAACTCTACCTACGAGGCCATTCAACTTAACCGCGATATATTAACGGCCCCTGATCTTATGCCCGATTTTGTTTTCAAAATCCCGCATAGTCTCAGACCGTTTATTAATCTCACGGCTTTAGCTTTTGGTCGCGTTCGTAGTATCCACTTAGCGTAGACAACCTGGAGTGACGTATGTCATTTACCATTACTTCGCCTGTCACTGGGGGCGCCCAAACAGGATTTACTTCCCCCACCTATACAGTGGCTGCTGATACTGCACCGACTTCTGCCGGTAAGCAATACGCAGTTACTGCAATTGGTGGTACTCAAACGGGGGTCGATTCTTCATCGTCCCCGTCAAAGCCATTCACTGTTACGCTTGAGAGGCCCACGGTTCTACGTGCGCTTCCGGCTGTTAACGGTGCTACTGGCATACTGCCAAATGTGCCTCGAAACGTGTACAAAATCCGCGTCAGGAAAGGCGTTGTCCCTTTAACCGGTCAAGCTTCACAGGTCATGCAAATGACTTGTATGCTTGAAATTCCGGCTGGGGCCGACTCTGCTGATGCGGCTAATGTACGTGCTGGGTTGTCGTTACTGATTGGATCTCTTAATCAGATTTCCGCCAGTATCGGCGATACCCTCGTTTCGGGTGTGATCTAATTCCAGTTCGTTTTCGTTCTGGTCTTATTTCTTTCACAATTTGGGAGGCGAGATGGGTTTTAATCCTGTCGTTCTTTCGAAAGCCTTTATCAAAGATATTGGCAACCTGTTTGATCCAGATTTTGACAGCGACTTGCTTACATCCGATATGGATGTTAGGTATGTTGCCGCCAATCTTCAGAGTCTTAACCTTCTTAGAAAGTTACGACCTACTGATTCTGGCTCAATTGACGAGGCCTCATTTCAAACATTCCTTACGTCTAATAATAGGTGTAAGGATTGGGAGGTCCCATCACCTGAATGGGAAATTGATCGCCAGGTATTCGGTGAATTTCACCGGATACTTGATGACTTTTTCCATCCAGGCGGTCTGCCTTTAATTGGTTCATATGCTGAGATAATATCTCACGCTAGATGTGGACCAGGCGCGGCAGTTGGCTCGTTCGGGACAACTTCTTATGAGAAGTTGTACTCTAGCAAGCTGTCTACTACGTCCTTTGATCTGTATTCAATATACAGGACCTTCATTCAAGACTCACCGTCTTCAGCTCATGCCGAAGAGGCTAGGCTCAGGACTTACGGTCTTGGTAAGGTAAATGGCAGTAGGTGCAGTTTTGTTCCTAAAACATCCAAAGCAAGTCGCATGATTTGCGTGGAGCCTGTCCTGAATATGTATTTTCAGTTAGGGCTCGGCGCTATTCTCGAGTCACGTCTTAGGTCATTCTTTGGAATTGACCTAAGTACTCAACCTGAGATTAATCGTGCGATGGCAAAACTTGGATCGATTGATGGCAGTTATGCCACAATAGACCTTAGTTCTGCTAGTGATTCGATATCTCTTGGACTCTGTAAATGGGTTCTTCCGGAATGGCTTAACGATATGTTAGGCCTCCTTAGATCCCCCTCTACTGAGTACAAGAAGACTCCTATCACCCTTCATATGTTATCTACAATGGGAAATGGTTTTACCTTTCCTATGCAGACGATCATATTTAGTGCTTTGGTTACTAGCTGTGTCCGTGTCTTCTCTCCGAATGGAAAAGGAGGCATGGCAGTTTTTGGTGATGATATTATATGTCCCAGCAATGTTGCTGGACGTGTAATTCACTACTTAAAACTTTTGGGTTTTGTCCCAAACGCTAGTAAAACCTTCTTAGAAGGTACGTTTAGAGAGTCATGTGGTGCAGACTGGTTTTTAGGCCAGCCTGTTCGATCGGTCTTTATTAAAAGCTTATCGTGTCCACAAGACTACCTAGTTGCTGTCAACCTCCTATTTGAATGGGGGGCTGTCCATCGTATCAAATTATACCGTACTATTAGATACCTTCTGAATTGCATAAAGGGCTTTACGCCTTACGTGCCTTTCTTTGAGGGCTATAATAGCGGTGTAAAGGTTCCTTTCTCTCTTTTAAAGAAGCATAAGAAAGATCGAAATGGAAGTATCGGCTACAAAGCCTTTACTCCTAAGACGGTTGCTCTTATGTTTAGAGAGGATTGGACCTTCTTTGATCCGACCACAAAGAAAGTTTATCCCTATAATCCTAACGGATTATATGAAAGCTATCTCTGTGGGCACTTACGGAACGGGCG